ATATTCGTGTTTTAATTCCACGGTCGATTAAAGTCTTATATGTGTCGTTAAAGTGGTACCTAGTTCCAACGTATCTCTCTACGCCGTTTTCTGTTCCCAGATTGTCTGATAGCTCCAACCGGTTGGTTGTCTTGACTATCATGTCGGGAGTCGATACCGATTCGGCTGTCACTACATCGTCGTATATTCGGACATTGAAGTGTTTGCCAGTTGGTTGAGAATCCACCAGCCCCCACGCTTCAACCGTGCTTGCCGCAGGGTTGCTTTTTCTCTTAACGATTATTCCATCGTCTTCACTCCACTTCGGAGCTTCCTTTTGTGGGTTGTCCCAAAGGATGTCGGGAAACAGTCCCTTAAGCGTTTCATTGGTTTCAAACTCACGCTTTATCTGCCTTAAAAATCCTTTTGCAATAGGTCTGGTATGACTGAATATTCCGAATACCGGCTCTTTACTATTCCACTTCGGCAGAGGATTATTGCCATGACTCGATAAAATGTCCTGTATGGTTTTCCCGAACGTGATGATCGTGCTCTTGTAATGGTCACGCGCCCATAAATCGAGATAACCATCAGGATTGTTCTGCACCTCGATGCAACGAGACTTTAACCAAGGCTTATCAACGTCCGGACGGTTAAGTACGTCGGTGAGCAGATAGAAAAGGTCTGTACGGCATATCTCCCTTTGTTCGCGCCGCTCAATTTCCTCGCGTACAGCTATCTCTTCCTTGACGTCTTCAATCGGCATTTCGGCAACAGCAATCACTGCTTTGCCCTCATAGATAAAAGCTTCCCTCTGAGCTCTTCCTCGGTCATGTCGCTGAAATCATGCTTGTGTTCGTGCTTTTCAGGAGCATAGAACCCGCCCATCCTGATTAACTGCTCATTCCCTTTGGCAACGGCTGATGAGTCATATTTGTATTCACCGGTTTCAACCATCTCTTTTTTTTCATGGTCGAATTGCATTACCGGATCCGGCTCCAGCCCTCGTTTAACAAGCTCCCTGGCATTTCCTACAACTTCATCAAGCGTTATCTCGTTACGTTCCGCCGTCTTTTGTTGAGCCTTTGCAATGGCTTTTTTGACTTCAACATTTTTCAACATTCTCTGGCCTTGCGAATAAGCCGTTTTCTTGCTGTAACCTGCCTTTATTGCAGACTTTGTAGCGTTTCCGCATACGAGATACTCCTGTATGAATGCCAGTTGCCGTTGATTTAGTTTTTTACTCATACGATTTTCTGCATGTCCTATTTTTTAACACGGCTTTAAAGGGCGTGATACCACCTATGGTGGCTCTGGTCTGTTTGAGCTATCTTTTCTGGTGACTTTGGGTTGTTTGGGCTGTTTTCCTTGTGAAACGTTTATAACTTGAATGCCCCTACGGGATTTTCAATTTCACGGATACGACGCTTAACTTCCTCGACGCTTATATCCATGCGCTTGGCGACACTTGTAACGTAATACTTGTGCCACCCTTTTTCTTTCCTTTTTTCCTTCCATCGAAACGCTTTCAGTTCTCCCCTTAAGCGCATACGGTCTATCGTTGATCTTGAGCAGTTAAATAATTGTGCGACTGTCCATACGTAAACTGTTTCATGTGTAGACATCAATTACACTCCGTAAATCTAGCGTGTCCTGGGTTAAAGGTAAGCTTGAAGTTGGAAGTTGGGCCATGTCGATTTTTTGCTACATCCATCTCCATTTCCGTGACATCCTCTTTGCTTTTATCTCTGTGAAGTAAAACTATTACGTCCGCTTCCTGCTCAATCCCGCCGGAGTCCCGAAGATTTTCAATCTCAGGTTTCTTCCCAACATTTATTTCGGTTCCTCTGTTTAACTGTGAAAAAAGAACAACGGCGGTATCCGTCTCTTTCGCGAATTCCTTAAAACGTCTTGCGGCATTTTCTACCTGTTCGTTACGGCGCAACTTCTTTTCGTTAATTGACGGCGCTATGCGCTGAAGGTAGTCAACTAAAAATACTTCAATGCCGCGCTTTTTTGCCGCAACGAACATCGATGCAATGACTTCGTCAATCGTGCCGTTTTGATCGTATATCCAAAATGGTAACGTCCCGATTTCGTCACCGGCCTCTTTGATTTTTTCCTCATATTCTTCTCGTTGATCCGGGTATCGGAATTGCCCGGTCCTTATACGAGTGCCGTTTAGATCAGCATGATTAACTACGAGCCTTTCGGAAATAGATAAGCAATCCATCTCCAAAGACCAAAGCCCGGTCTTGTTACCGGCCTTGGCAGTCCCCAACCCGATATGCACCATCAACATGGTTTTGCCGATACCTGGCCGAGCGCCTACAACAATAAGCTCACGCCTGTGCAATCCCCCTGTTAAGTCATCGTATATTTTTATTCCGCTCGTAATGCCGGATGCCGGTAAACCCTTGTCTACCGAATCCCATCTTTCAGCTATCCGCGCCTCCATCTCTTGCCTGATATCCTGAAAATTTTCCTCGGTTTTCTGCGCTTGATCATGCGCGAATAAAACCGCGTCCAGAAGACCTTTTCTTATATCACCTACCTCATTTCCGTTTTTACAGTCCTCTGCTAAAACCACCAACTTGGCCGACAAACTTCGCCTGATATACTGCTCGCGCAACCACGTTGCATGCGGCCTTGCAATACCGCTGGTGAACGGACAGTCTTTCGCCAATTCAAAACATAGGGCCCTACCGTTATCCCCGCCGATATTGACATTTTGGTTTTTTAGTTCTTCAGCGATATTCCATACATCGATTTCTTTACCTTGTTTTGCCAGAGCTATCATCGAGTAGAAAATCTGTCTGTAATCGCTCCGCGTAAACTCCACGCCGTTGCCTTTAAGAGCAAGTACGACTTCGTAAAGATTGTCGGGATTTACAAGTATCGTCCCCAACACAAGACCTTCTCGGTCTTCTGAAGTAAACCCCCGTCCGTTCAATCCGCCATCCTCCTCTCCTCCAGAACCTGGTCAACAGATTTTTTCCGTGGCTGATGTGGTTCCATGCCGTGTTCCGTCTGCTCATCCTCCCACCGTTTTTTGGACAGCCACCCTTGAGACCATTTAGGAGTTAAACCTTTTGGTAAATTCTTCCTGGCTCCACATTCTCGTTTCGCCGCCTCGATAATCGTCTTTGCAAGGCTTTCATCAAGCCCCTCGATGTCGAGCCATGAATCGGCAGCCTCTGCTTTGCCGCTTTTTAAATTAAACGCGTCCCAGAATTCGTTAAACCACCTGAGCTTTTTGCCCTTGAGAATTCGGCGGCTCCCGGTCTTGTAGGTTTTTTCTTCACTGTTGGAAGGTTGTGGCTGTTTAAGGCGGTTGGTACCAGATTTGATTTTTTCACCGTTTTGAGAACTTACCGCATCACCGGATGCGGTATTTTCTTTTGGAATAGGGGTTGGAGTAGGTATAGGAGTAGGAATAGGGGCATCGGCTTTTTGCGAAGTCGCATTGCGCTTCGCATTTTTTTCTATGCCAATGGTATTTTTTTCTATGCCAATGGTATTTTTTTCTATGCCATTAGTATGCGATTCGCCTGCATCCGCCTTTTCACTGTTCTCACTATCACCGCTGTACTTTTTGTTCCATCTGGCCGCCGCCGCTTTTTTCCCCGCCTCGCTCCTCGATTTTGCGTTCACTACCCACCCCTGATGATCGTGCCAATCATGCAGATAATAGTCGTCCTCCCGTCTTTCGAGAAAATTTATTTTCGCATCTGTGATGGCATTAAAAAAGGTGCCACGTTCACCATCCCACTCAGCCGATTCCTCAATATCATCCGCGTCCATACCGGTCAGAAGTCCGGTAGACTTATGGTCCGCTGCATAGCTCCATAATATTAAGAGAGCCACCACGCCCTCATACCCGCAAATGCGGCGTAGCCTTTTGGTTTTTCGATGTCTAAAAAATGAGGTCTTAACTCGAATGTCAGTACTCATCCTTGTTTTTTTACCGCCTGCTCCTATCTACTCTGCTTATCTAAAAAACCCAAAATACTCAAAAGCCCATTGAACCTGCTGGTCGTATATAGGTGGGTGGATTCTCACGATGCCTACACTGCCTGGCTTTAGTCCAAATAGAAGTTTTTTGGCCCTGTAATATTCATCAAAATTATCCGTGTCTATTTTCATTTCGTTATCAGCCAGAATCTTGAAAACATCGTCACGGCTTCTTCTTTCAATTTCGACTATACGTGCTTTTATGTGAGGTTGAGGTCCGTGTTTGCGCAGCTGGTCTATCTTGTCCCAGAGGTCGTTCGCGGTGTATATTCCTTCTGTCGTGTGCGATATTCTTTCACTCATAATTTCTCCTTTAATCCTTAATTTCTAGCCATTCGTACCCGCACAGACCATATTTTTTGCCAGCAGGTTTTTAGCTTTTTCCTTTAAGCGTTTTGCCTGGCTTATAGCCTTTTCCTTCTCGTGCACATTCTTATCTAGATAGCTGATAACTGACGTAAGCACTTTTTCAAGCAATTCCTGTGAATTGGAGAAACGGTCATTTTCAACCATTTCGATAACCTCCGCCGCACCCCGCATATCGTATGGCAGGTCAGGAGATAGCTGTTCCTCAAATTGCTTTTCCGACTCAATCACCTCCTTTTTGGTAAGATAATGTCGCCGGGGAGATTGCTTCGGGCGACGGCTCCGTAATGGGTCTGTTCCCTCCCCCCGGCGAATAAGTTTTTTTCATAGCTTCCATGCTGCCAGCACCTATAAAATTTTTGCTTTTTAAACATAACCTTATTTAAACACGTCGTGGCATATATATAAGACTTATGAGTAGTATTTCTTGTACAGGGAACTATTTCAGAATTTGTACAAAGCGGCCTTCAACCGCTTAAATAAAGGCCAGAATCGTGTACAGACTATTTTACTTGGAAGGATTTACAATATTAAAAATGCGCTCTTTTAGTGGTACGTCTTTTCGGTTTTTCTTTAGCCATTTCATTATTGTGGCTTCTTTTGCAGGTAACTCACCTTTTCTATTTTTAAATATCGTCTCCCATGCACTTACCGCCGCTTCAAGTTTTGAAGAATAATGAAAATGGTTTTTATCCATGTAAGGCGGGAGCTTCTCTTCCCGTAATTTCTCAAGTTCAGCTTTTTGCTTCTTGATTATAGCTTTTTGATTTTTAAGTTCCTTCTGTGTTCTCTCTAATGTCTGGATTACGGTAGGTTCTCGCAATTCAGGAAAAAGGAAAAGCGGTTTTTGATTTACTCTTTCTGCAAACCGGACAAGTCCGTCTCTTGTAACAGTTAATTCAAATATGTTTTCTCCAACCGCTTCATATACTGCAATCTGTCCATCTAAATTTAGACTTATAACGTCTGATTTTTCATCGGATGGAATGTCAAAATTAGGTTTATGTCCGATTGGATAAATACACTTGTTTTCATGAAGGCATCCAATACAAGGTTTAAAAAAACATTTGGCTGTATTATGACCAAACTTTTTAGCTTCCTTATAGGGAACTCTTATACGAGAAAAGAAGTGTACTCTAACCGTATCGAACATATCACCATATGTTTTACATCGCTTTTTAAAAAATCTATTGGTATTTGTTACTTGCTTTATATCCCACTCTTTCCTGCCCCATGAAATATAATTTCCAATCTCTATGGCAAAATTTTGCATCTCGGATTCAAAGGCACTTAAGATCACATAAACATCATTAGGGATAGAAAGAGCAGAGCTTTTGAGTGGTATCGGTTTTTCACACCACAAATAAGCTGCTTTAAGTAAGGTAAAACTCGGCTCTAGATCATAAACCTTGAAGTTCATAAACCGCACTCCCTTTCACGCGTACCTTTTAAAATTTAATCGAGCCAAGTAGCCAAGTAGCCAAGTATTTGCGTTTATTTTTGTTTGGTAGGATTTACCACTCTCACGATAGCATCAGGATTGGCAATGCCCGGCCTATTTTTCTCTAACCAGTCTTCAATTCTTTTGGCTTTCGACGGTATCTCATTTCTGCCCTCCATAAATATCGTCTCCCATGCGCTTACTGCCGCTTCAAGTTTTGCAGAATAATAGAAATGGTTTTTATCCATGAATGGCGGTAGTTTCTCCCCCTGTAACTTCTCAAGTTCGGCTTTTAGCTTGTCTTTTTCTGCTCTGGATTTTGCGAGTTCCTTTAGTGTTTCATCTAGCCTTAAGCTAACCGTCGGTTCGCGCCTTTCAGGAAAAAGGAATAATGGCTTCTGGTTTAATTCTTTAGCAAATCTTATTAACGCATCTCTTGGCACAAGAGAACGCATTATAGTAGTTTCGATTTGCTTTATAAATTTCAAAAACCCCGGGGAAATAAAATCTGCAGGGTCATCTTGGATTATTTCAAAATTCGGTTTACGTGCTATTGGCCCTTCGCACGAACCCTTCTTCACATCACATCCATCGCATGTTTCATTATTAATCAGGTATACACAGTTTTCAGCGTCATACCCACGATCACCAAACTCAAATGGGTAAGGTGAGGTTCTCATCGGAAACAAATCACCTAATGAAAGTTTATATAAATATCCACGTTTGTTGGCCTGTTTCTTAAAATAAATTTCATCTTTTATTAATTCATGGAGACCTTGATATACCTTGTTGCCCCAATTAATTCTTTCCCCTATTTCCGTTCCAAAAATTCTTAATTTTTCCTTGAACTTTGAAACAATTATTAGAACATCACGTGGGGGGTTGGTATTCATCCAATAATCAAAATTTTTGGGTACAAGAGTTTTGGGTAAGGGAAGCGCGGGTATATCTTTTTCACACCAGAGGTAGGCCGCTTCACGTATGGTGAATCTGGTTTTTATGTCATAAACATTGAAGTCCATAAAATGCGTCCCTTTCACGCATCCCTTAAAGTCTTTACCGGGTCAAGCGGTCAGGGTTCCCGCTTTTCAGGTGGCCTACCCTAGGCCCGGCAAAATAATATTACCAGAAAAAATGCAACCTAATGGCTTATCTGTACAGACTCAAGAGTCCTAATATTGGAAAAGCCTTAACCGCCCATTACCAGAAACCCTATCTCCCCTACTCATGCAGGTATTCCTTTCCTCTAGCGATAAAATAGGGGAAGAATCAAATCACTAATGAATTAGCTAGACGTTCAAAATAACCTTCTTCGTCCAATGATAAATCAGGCACAAAAGTAAATCAGCCTAAACTTTTAACCGCGGCTAGCAGGCACATATCATCGATTTCCTTTTTTTGAGATTTAACCGCGATCCTCGCCGCCTCATTTATAACCCATGCAACATCGCTCATTGGCTTTCCTTCAAGTTCACTGGCAACATTAGTAACTTTAAGACCTCCCATTATTGGGCGTTCACTCAGCATTCCCTGTATAGCATCAGCAATCTCTTCCTTCGTTGGCATGCCAACCTCAATAATATGGTCAAATCGACCTTTACGTTTGATAGCATCATCCATTGCATAAGGACGATTAGAGGTTGCTATGACCAATATCCCTCTTTCAGAAGATTTTTCTATCATCCGTA